TAATAATCCTTATCACGCTTTTGATTTTTATCCTGGAAATTTAATGTTGTTTCCAAGTTCTTTACGTCATAGTGTTCCTAATAATGAAAGTAGTGGAGATAGATATTCACTATCTTTTAATACTTTTTGTACAACTTTAGGAGACAAAACTCAGCTTAATCTTTTAAATATTCCTGTAGCTAAAATTTAAGAATTGAAAAATCTTTCAATCTAGTATAAATACAAAGCAAGTAATATAATGGAGTTATATGCTACAAAAATTAGGTTTTGCACCCGGATTTAATAAACAAGTTACGGAAACTGGAGCTGAAGGGCAATGGTTTGATGGGGATAATGTACGTTTTAGGTACGGAACTGCTGAAAAAATAGGTGGTTGGTCCCAATTAGGACAAGATAAGCTTACAGGAGCTGCTAGAGCGTTACATCATTGGGATAACAATGCCGGTATTAAATATGCCGCTATTGGAACTAATAGAATTCTGTATGTATATTCAGGTGGAACCTATTATGACATACACCCAATTAGAGAAACTTTAACAGGAGCTAAGTTTACTAGTACATCTTCATCAACAACAGTCACGGTAACATGTACCGGAGCCCATGGTTTATTAGAAGATGATATTGTTTTGTTTGACAGTGTAACCGGAGTACCGGCAGGATCAACTTACAGTAATGCAACTTTTGAAGACATAAAATATATGGTTACTTCTGTTCCAACAGCCACTACTTTTACAATTACAATGGCTACTCAAGAAACAGGGACACCGTTAACTACAAGTGACGGTAACAGCACTTCTATTCTTTGTTACTATAACGTAGGGCCTTCGCAACAATTAGGTGGCTTTGGTTGGGGTACAGCACTATGGGGTGGTACAGCTAACGGACCAGCAACTTCTACATTATCAACAACGCTTCCAGACGATGCTACTACGACTGTAGTATTAGCAAACACTTCAGCCTTTCCTGCTTCAGGAGAAATTAGAATTGGATCAGAAGATATAAGTTTTACAAACAATGACACGGGAACAGGGACCTTAAGTGGAGGAGCTAGAGCAGTTAACGGAACTACAAGAGCAGCTCACACTGGAGGTGCTACAGTAACTAATATATCAGACTTTGTTGCATGGGGAGAAGCTTCTTCTTCTGACTTTACAATTGATCCGGGTTTATGGATTTTAGATAACTATGGAACAAAATTAATTGCTCTTATATATAATGGTGCATGTTTTGAATGGGATGCATCTCCGTCAAACGCAACATCAATTAGAGCTACAATTATTCCAAACGCTCCAACTGCATCGCGTCATGTATTGGTATCTACACCAGATAGACACTTAGTATTTTTTGGAACAGAAACAACAGTAGGCAATAGTGCTACACAAGACGATATGTTTATAAGGTTTTCTTCGCAAGAGAGTATTGATCAAACAGATTCGTATACAGTTAGAGCTAACAATACTGCAGGCACACAAAGATTAGCAGATGGTTCTAGAATTATGGGAGCTATTAAAGGTAGAGATGCAATTTACGTTTGGACAGATACTGCATTATTTCTTATGAAATTTGTTGGCCAACCTTTTACTTTCTCGTTTGAACAAGTAGGAACTAACTGTGGACTGATAGGTAAAAATGCTTGTGTTGAAGTAGATGGTACAGCTTATTGGATGTCAGAAAATGGATTCTTTACTTACGATGGTCAATTAAAATCACTACAATGTTTAGTAGAAGATTATGTTTATGACGATATAAATTTTACATCTAGAGATTTAATAAATGCTGGATTAAATAATTTGTTTGGTGAGGTAACTTGGTTTTATTGCACAGCAGGATCAGACGTTGTTAATAGAATGGTAACATATAATTATTTAGATTCTCCTGTATTTAAAAGACCTATATGGACAACCGGTAGTTTACCGCGTGCAGCCTGGCAAGACTCAGCAGTATTTAATAAACCACACGCAACTTATTATAATCCAGATAGTAATACTTCTTATGATGTTATTGGTAATACGGATGGATGTACAATATACTATGAACAGGAAACAGGGACCGATCAAATCGATGCGGGTGGAGTAACTACGGCAATTCTTGGCACAATTACTTCTGGAGATTTTGACATTACACAAAAAAGAGCTTCTACAGGAGCGGTTGTAGGAATGCCAGATCTTAGAGGAGATGGAGAATTTATAATGAGAATTAGCAGATTTATACCAGATTTTATTACACAAACAGGATCTACTCGAGTTAGTTTTACTACTCGAACGTATCCAAATAGTTCTTCAAGTACTTCAAATTTTGATATAACATCAAGTACAACTAAAAAAGATACAAGAATAAGAGCTCGGTCAATAGCTTTAAAAGTATCTAATACGGCAGCAAGTCAAGATTGGAAACTTGGTACGTTTAGATTAGACATACATCCTGGGGGAAGAAGATAATGGTAGCATTTTATAACAAAGCTGATCAAGAACTTTACAAAGACTATCAATATCTCCCACAAGAACAATATAGATTGGGTCTTAATTTACCAACAAACACAAACACGCAAGCAGAAGCTGTTAATACTGCATTTGGTATACCAGCAACTAATGCTTTTACAGGTAGTGGTTATGGTGGCAACTTAACAGGCGGTAATGCTTTTGGATATGGAAGCGCAGTTAATCCTGTAGCTTTAGGCAGCTACGATGATCCAAGTTATTTTGGAGGACTTCCTGGTAATGTTCAACAATCCGGTATTCCCCGTAATTTTATGTATGACATGGATCCTAATTATGAAGGTGATGACTTTATGACTGCGTACCAAATGACGACAGGTAAAAATAAAGAACTGCCGGGGTTTGCTAATTTTGCGTTGAGTTTTTTACCAGGCGGTAATTTTCTTAGAGGTAAAATAGAACAAGGTTTAAATGATCCTAGACTAGGTCAACCTAATTACAGAATAGGTGGAATGGATAATATTCAGAAAGGTCAATACAATATGCTAGCAGGTCAAGGTATGTTGTTTGACGGCCCTGGTGGCGTAAAAACTTTAACAGGTAAAAACTTTGCAGGTAAAGGTTATCTTGAAGGTCAGATAGATATTTACAATAAAGAATTTACAAAATCAGATGGAACTATGATGACTGAAGAAGAAATAACAGATTTAATAGCTAAAACAAAAGCAGACCCAAGAAAACAGTTTAAATATAAACAAATGTTAGAAGCGTCTGCAATGTATAAAACAAATAAAGCACAAGAAAAATTTGCTGCAGAACAAAAAGCAAAACAAGAAGCAGCAGCTCTACAGGCTTTTGAAGATCAAAAAGCTAGGAGTGGTATTACTTCTGGTGCTAATGATGGTAGATATGAAAATATAGATAATAGAGACAGAGGGGGTCAAGGTGCTTTTGCAGAAGATAAAACTTCAATGAGAAGTGCGGGAAGATCTTATCGAGATGCACAAGGTAATGTTGGTTATTCTAGAGGCAGAAAAGATGGTGGTAGAATTGGATATAAACATGGAGGACTAGCAAGTATATTATAATGGCAAAAATTGTACAATCATTAACTAGAGCTGAAGAAGAATATAGCAGACAAAATTTACAATCATTAGTTAGAGATCTTGATGGTGTAATAACGAAATTAAACTCTTCATTTCAAGATGAAGTTAAACAGGAGATAGAAGCTAAAAGTTTCTTTATGGAATAATGGCAGTAGTAAACCAATATAAATTTTACGGTAAAACAACAACAGCTGCAGAGACTGTAACAATGCTTTCTCCATCTGTTAATGAAACTATTATTATAAAATCTTTAAGAGTTACAAATAAATCAGGTTCTAATACGCCAACTGTAACTATTAAAAACAACGCATTTGAGATAGTAAATACACAAACACTAGTAGCTGCTACAAGTGTAGAGATATTAACTTTACCTTTAATTGTAGAAGGTGGGACTGTATTATCTTATACTACAGCTGGCACGGTATCTGATGGTGTCGTATTTGGTATTAGTTATCTCAATATATTAAAGGAGAAAATAGACTAATGGAAATAAAACAAGCAAAAGTAGAGACAACTTATAGACACAAAGAAACTGGTGAGCTTTTTAAGGAAAGAAAAGACTGGGAAAGCAGAGGTTTTAAGAATGAGGATATGGCACAAGATGTAAAAGTCATCATGCCTCCTCTTGATTTGTTAGCAAAAACCAAGTAAACATAAGAATTAAGGTAAAATTATGGCAATATCTAGAATGCAAGAACCGCAGCAAATCCAATCAGGAATAGGATCTTTACAAGATCCAAGACAAGGTTACTTTTTAGGTAAGATTGTAAAGAAAGCTACTAGAGGTATTAAAAAAATTGCTAAAAGTCCTATAGGTAAACTAGCCTTACTTGGTGGAGGAGCTTACTTAGCTGGTGGATTTATGCCTGGCGGAGGCGGACTTACTGGTGGTTTAGGAAATTTTAGAAACCTTGGTAGTGGTATTAGTGGTTTGTTTAGAGCACCTCTTACAAGAGGAGCTACTGATAAAGGTGGTTTTTTAAGAAGTTTAATTAGAGATAAAGATGGTACATTTAATTTAGGTAGAGCAGCATTAACAGGACTAGCTGGTACAGCTTTAGCAGCTCCATTTTTTATGGGTGGCGATGATGAAGAAGAGGAAGATATAGAAGTTATGGATGTTGCAAACATTAGAAACATGGCAAGAGATTATTACAGAGATCCTACTGGAAGCTCTTTATCGTTCATGCCACAAAAACAATTTGTACAACCTAATTTTTATGCAGCAGCTGGTGGTAGAGCAGGATTAATGAATGGTGGTGATGCAAGTAATGCACAAGCAGAACAAATGCTTATGGCAGAATTTGTTAAATACAAAAATAAAGGTGGCACATTATCTTTTAAACAATTTGTAAAAGCAGTAATGCAACAGCAACAAGCACCTGAAGGTGCAGGTATGGAACAACCACAAGAAGTTATGATGGCTGCTAATGGCGGACCAGTGCCAGGATCTACAGTGCCTGGATATACAACACCAGCAGGATATAATAAATTTGATTATAGATCAGGTGGTGTAAGAGTTAAAGCCCAAGAAGGTGGCATTATGGAAACTGAATCATCAGAAATGATTGACATGGGTGGTATGGAAAAAGATTTTAGAAACGAAGGTGGTTTTGTAGCGTTAGGTGGTAAAGAAAGAGCTGACGATGTGCCTGCTAGACTATCAAAAAATGAGTTTGTATTTACAGCAGATGCTGTTAGAAATGCAGGAGGCGGCGATATAGATAAAGGCGCTGAAGTTATGGAAAATTTAATGAATAACTTAGAACAAGGTGGTGAAGTTTCTGAGGATTCACAAGGATTAGAAGGTGCGCAAGCAATGTATGATCAACAACAAATGTTACAATCGAGGGTAATATAATGGCAATAGCAGATTTTTTAGAACCGGCAGTAAAAGATTACGCAACACAGGCAACGGCCACTTATTCGGCCCCTATTAACACAGGTACTTTTACAGGTAGACAGTTTGTTGCTGGTGAAGATCCATTACAAACACAAGCTATCAATATAGCTTCTCAAGGTGTTGGTTCTTATCAACCATTTTTACAAGCTGCACAAACTGCACAACAACAAGCAGCTGGAACTGTTGGTGGATTGGGTGCTCT